TATACCCATATAAACACCTATTTATATATATAGCTCTATATAGTATATATATATATATTATATATAAGCTCCTTCATGCATACATACATCATCCATTACATAGTACCTACTATGAGGTACGTACCAGTCATATACAAAGCTCCTATAGTGTAATATATATATATATGCAACTCCCTATATCTCAGATATCATACATAATTTACATATACCATACACTAGTGGGTGCAGTCACATAGAAATACGAGTGTATGATATTCCCTACAGTATATAATTTTTTATATAAATATTTTATATATGCTATACACTTCCATGTGATATATACAGAACTTGACATTTGGTTAAAAGTATGCTATTATATTATACATCAAGTGAAAAGAATAAGAGGTAACATATGGAATTAGATTGGAAAGCAACAGAAAAAATTAGTAAACTGTATGCTATTGATCCAAAGTTAGCTGACGAATACATGAGAGGAATAGAACAATATATGATGCAAAAGAAACTATATGAACTAGAAAGAAAAGCATGCGAGGACAAAATGAATATGTATGCACCAGCTACTGCTCCTCCTCCAAATATAAATAAGCTCTGGCCACCTAGTTCAATTATAGGTGCTGTAGAAGAAAAGAAGCCAGAGAGTCCAGAAGCAAAGGCTATGAAAGATAGGGCATTATTGATGGAGGAGATAAATAATGTAAAGTATTGCAGTAACTGTAGATACTCTAAGAGACAGGGTTGGTGGAACTTTGACACAAGACTTATGTGTAATCATCCACTGATGGTTGACCTGTCAAGTGGCAAACCAAAGATTACATGTAACGATGAAAGAAAGTTCCACTCCAGAAAGGGTCCAATGGTAGAAGAGCATAGATGCGGAATGGAAGGATGGCTCTATGAGGAGGATGTATAATGAGGGTTACTAACGTGTTCCGTAGGGGACACGATACAGAGAAGTTGAGAGTCATTGTAAAGAGATACAATGGGGATGAAGAGTCCAGGGTGTTTGATGGTGTTGCTCTTGTAAAGAAGGGGGAGATATTAAATATTAACTTTGATATCAATGTCTTGTTCACGGAGAAGAGTAAATTGGGCAAATTCTGTCATTACAGCTTAGAATTCAGAGACACAAAGGATTAATTATGTTTCGGAATAAAAAGAAGTCAGAACTCAAAGAATTAACTAAAGATACGCTGAAATATAGACCTGGACAATTCTCCATAAAGAGACAGATATTGGATGATGATCCAGGAATTGCCATGAATATCATGGGTGAATGTATAATAACAAGAGCTGAATATATATTGGCTGCAGATGAAGTTGAGTACATGGGGAACAGCCTTCTGTTTGATCCTCTTGAGAGTGGTGAGGTTGTACCATGGTACTAAATAAAAGTTATTTCAGATAAGGGAGACGAGACATTTAGATTTAGTAGAATAGATCATGAGAATGGATATGGATCAAGGAACCCATGGAGATTTATCAACAAGAACTATATAGACAAGGTGAATAAATAATGGCTGGAAGGCATACACATATAATGAAAAGACTTAAGAGTGAAGGTTATGATGCATGGATTGGTGTTGACCTTGACGGTACTCTTGCAGAATACAATGGGTGGGTTGGTATAGAATACATAGGGAGGCCAATACCTGCAATGGTGAATAGGGTCAAAAGATGGCTCAATGATGGAAAGGTTGTAAAGATCTTTACAGCAAGAGTACATGTCCCTGAATCAATACCATACATAGAGAGATGGCTTGAAGAGATTGGTCTTGGTGGACTAGAGATAACTAATGTCAAGGATTTCCAGATGATTGAATTATGGGATGATAGGGCTGTACGTGTCTCTGTTAACACTGGTACCCCATGTTGCAGTAAACACTTAGTAGAGGTGATTAAATAATGAACGGGAAGAAAGCAAAAAAGATCAGACGTGAGTTATATGGAGAATTTCTTAACCCATATGATAGAACATATTACTTACAACCAAATAGGGTTATAGTTTGTGATGAACACAGACGTGGATATCAAAAAACAAAGAAGGAGAGCAAGAATGTTGGTTAAGAAGAATACAGTATACGTAGGAAACATTAAAGATACAGATGGTATATGGCACCCAGTCATTACATCACCGGATGAAGACTTTGTACAGACTTATTGTGCAACAGTTACCGAAAGAGAAAACGGTGGTTTCTTCTCTGATATATATACAGTCGAAATGATACCGTTTATTCTGACTGACGAGTTTCTTGAAGACGGTTATTCCTCAACTGAATGGGATGCTTCTTTCGAGGAGATTGAAGACGAGGAACTCTTCTCCGCAGTTGATGGTAGTCCAGCGGAGTAAAAATATTATGACAGAACGGACAGACTTCCATGGGGGGATTAAAGTAGTTAACGAAAACGCCACATGCACGACAGTGGAATACTTCAGTGTCATCGTCAATGTTCCATGTTGGGTCATTGTAGATGGCAAGTTCATATTCCAGTTCTTTTAGTAGGTACTCTATAGATGCTTTTACAAACGTGTAATCCATGTTATATATTATAACACAATAAAATAAACCATGTCAAGGAGACAAGATGGTATTAATTAAGGCTGTTGTTCCAAGAAGTTTTGACCTTATACTAGCAGGTGATGTTCATGTTGGTACAAAAATGTGTCATCGTTCAGGTGTTGAATGGCTGGTTAAGAATCTTAGGAAGCATAATACATATATGGTGTTCATGGGTGATGCCATTGACGGTATTACGAATACAGACAAGAGATGGGATCTTGAGGCATTCGATGGATCCACACCACTGCAACAGGCAAAAGAAATTGTGGCTATGTTTAAACCAGTCAGAAAGAGAATCCTTGCTTGGCTTGTAGGGAACCATGAACGGACTATTAAGGGTTTTGGTAATGTTGTAAGGGATAAGATATGTGATGATCTTAGTGTACCATATGGAACAGTATCATGTAGAATAACGTTCATAGAGAAGAAAGATTTTATTGTCACTGAAAGATTCACTCCACTATTCCGTGGTTTCTTCCATCATGGAGATGGTACAATAGACAGTTCTCATCCAGATCCATGGGTCAGGAAGTCAATGATGACATATAAACTGAAGACCAAACTAGAACCATTTGGTGGTGATTGTATACTAAATGCAATGGGTCATACTCATAAGATGCTTGTATATAAACCTGTTGATGATATATATCTTACGCAAAAGGGGAACGATATAAAGGCACGTTACACTTCCGATATCTCAGCCCATGTTGACGAAAATGGAGACACCGTTAATTATATCAATCCATACAAGAGATGGTATGTTAACACTGGTGGATTCGAAAAACTGTATTCACACGAAGCCACCTCTGGATACGCAGAGGTTGCTATGTATGACCCACTGGAACTTGGATATGTGGTTGTTGAGGTAAGAGATGGTGCAATAGCAAATATCAGAAAGGTATACGTTTAATGGCTGAAGATGTATTCGAGAAAGATAAAGAACTGATAACACGTGAGGCTAATAGGATCAAGGATAACGATAAGAGATCTGTAATACCGAATGATTATGGATTGTGCAATAAATGCACAAACTTTTCTTACCTTGAAAGAGAACTTGATACAATTACTACATGTGACAACAGGAGAGATACGTTCAAGATAGACTCTAGGAACCCAGTTAGGAGATGTTCTGATTTTGTCCCTGCTGGTGTATTAGGTATAAGTGCAATGTGGTCAATAGCCAAGCTAATTGACTTTGAGGACGAAAAGGAAATTGGGTTTGGTATAGGGGATAAAAGTAAAGTAAAGGTCAGAGAACCACAGGGTAAATTAAATAGATATAGATTTGAGGAGGACGACTAATGTCAGATAAAATCAACCATCCATCTCATTACACTAACAACAAAATCGAGACAATAGATATAATAAAAGACTCATTGACTGCAGAAGAATATAGGGGTTATGTTAAAGGAAATATTCTAAAATATGTAATACGAGAAAGGTATAAGAATGGTGATGAGGATTTAGGTAAAGCACGATGGTACTTGAACAGTATACTAGATATTGCGAATATTGCGGAGAAAATTATACAATCAAATTCAGAGCATATAGGCAGTTGTGGCATGACTGCGAAAGGTCAAGGGAAGCACGAGTGCAACTGCGAAATGAAAAGCAGCGTGAATATGATCGGAACAAAAAAACAATTCAAAAAATACCTAAAGGAGCAAAGAGAAAGGGAAAAGTTCTTTTGCGATCCAGAGCTTATTATCCCCCAGGAGAAGGAGAAAAACTGTACCCATGCCAATCAAAAATCTCCAAAAGTTGCTTTGGGAGTTCTGTTAACCGTTATCATTGTCCTCCTTGTTTAGCAATGATAGAGAACGACCAGTTTGTACCACTGGACGTATTAGGGTATGAAATTGAATAAGAAATATTGGTTTTTTGGAGAAGAAAGTAACGATTGTTATTTCTCATCAGAACTTGTTGCGAAAGTGTTTGCAGACCAAATACAGGATGCTGATGACGATATAATAAAATTCACATTCTGGGGAATGGATTATACTGGACCAAACTGTAATATGATTGACAAGACTATAGATTTTCATGTAAAATAAATATATGAAAGATTTAATAGACATAGTTAAACCAGGACTTACAGAGCTGGCAGAAAAGAGAAAGCCTGCTGATGTTGAGGTAGAACTCAAGGAAACTGTTGTAGAAAAAGCATATTTTGATTTCTATGTGAAGTTATACAAAGCACATCCAGAATATTCAAAACAACAGTATATACTTGGAGTTGCTGAACAATTCAATAAAAGTCCTCAGTTAATCAACGATTTGTATACAAAATTCAGATGGTATACCAGAGCCAAAAAAGAGGTTCTTAAATCTGAATATATGCCACCGGAAACAGGAAGTGCTGTTAACGAGTTGTTAAGTGATGCATTTCTGATTTCCAAAATGGGTACTAGGCTGATAACTGATTATATCGTCAATGCAAATCCTCAGCTCATGCAGGCTAAAGACATATTCAAATTGGGTATGTTGGTCGTTGAGTGTATTCGTGTAACTAACGAAGTCAATATTGGAACTGGTCAATCTGGTCAGGCACAGGGTCAGGTGATCAACTTGGTGATAAATGAGTAATATTATAGATATCACATATAGTTATAAAGATGTGCCTACTATCAAAAGGTTCTCTCAGTCCAATAAGCGTATTAGGGCCATAATGGGACCGATTGGTTCTGGTAAATCAACTGGTTGTGTTATGGAGATTATACGTAGGGCAAAGATGCAGAAGCCTTCTCCATCTGGCATAAGATATTCAAGATACCTCGTAGTAAGAAACACTTATCCAGAGCTTAAAGATACAACAATTCGTACATTTCATGACTGGCTTCCACCAAGATATTTTGGTAAATGGAACCAGACAGATCACAACTATCTAATCAACAGAATCTTTTTGCCAGATGGAACTAAGGTTGAGTGTGAGGTCATGTTCCGTGCTCTTGATAGACCAGAGCATGTTTCTCACCTATTGTCATTAGAGTTGACTGGTGCATGGATGAATGAGGTACGTGAGATACCTAAACCGATCTTTGATGCTATTGATACTCGTATAAATCGTTATCCAAGTGGTAGACAGGGTGGGGTTACATGGACAGGTATCTTCATGGATACAAACCCTCCAGACACTGATCATTGGTTCTATAAATATTTCGAAGAAACTCGTCCAGATAATTCAGAAATATTTAAACAACCATCAGGAGTAAGTAAGTATGCTGAAAACATACCACCTGATGGGTCACATTTGCCAGTAGACTACTACACAAACCTTATGCAGGGCAAGGATCCTGAGTTCATAAAGGTGTATGTGCATGGTGAATACGGCTTTGTTATGGATGGTATGCCTGTTTATGGCAACTATGTAGACTCAATGCACACTGCTGATAAGGTTTTAACACCTGTTCCAGGTCTTTCGCTCATTTTAGGATGGGATTTTGGTGTTGGGAATCCTGCATGTGTGGTAACACAGTTACATCCTAATGGAAAATTCAGGGCAATTCGTGAATTTATTGCTCCAGACATGGGAATTAGGACTTTTGCACGTGAAATTGTTAAACCAGAACTTGCAACTACCTACAAAGGTTATGATATCCAGTCAGTTGGTGACCCAGCGGGTACTAGAAGGGCAGATACAGACGAAAGAACGTGCTATCAAGAGCTTCATGATGCAGGAATACCGACAATTCCTGCAAGATCTAACGCATTTCAGTCAAGATATGAAGCAGTTAACGCATTTTTAATGAAACAGGTGGCTGGAAAGCCAGCATTAGAGGTTTCTCCTGCATGTAAGATGCTTCGAAAGGGCTTTAATGGTGGTTATAAGTACAGAAGGATCCAGGTTGTTGGTGATGAGAGATATCATAACGTTCCTGAGAAGAATATATACAGTCACATTCACGATGCTTTCCAATATGCAGCCTTATTTTTGGATTCTTCGATAAAAATGAATACAAATCAGGCTTACGGTCAGTCTCATTCCAGGACAGACATCATTACACCTTTCGCATGGACATAATTATGGCTGAATTTGAACAGGTAGTTGTAGATAAAGACGGTTGGAGCGAAGTTCTTGAGGCTGATTTAAGAAGTTCTCCGCATTTCCAGATTGCTTGTTGTGATTGTGGACTTGTTCACGATTATGAGTTCAAGGTAATGTTCAGATTGAAGAGAAACGATAAATCTACTGCCAAAGTTAGGAGAGCCACCGCTGCTAAGAAGAAACGGAGTAAAAAGGAATGTTAAATGTAATTCCAGGTTCACAGTTACTTGCCCAGCAAGAAGCCGAAGCTAAAGCAAGGGCTTCAATGGAAGATAATGCCAACCCAGAAGTTATTATATCTGGATTGGTGAGGTATGTTCGGAAAAGATGGGAAGATGCTGTTCGTGCAAAGCGTACTGTAGAACAACAGATGCTTAGAAACAAAAGACAGCGTAAGGGAGAATATGAAGCAGCTAAACTTGCGGCAATCAAACAGATGGGATCTGCAGAATGCTTCATACTTTTAACTGACACTAAATGCAGATCTGGTGTTGCGTGGATTAAGGACGTTTTGTTTCAACCTGGAACCAAACCTTTCAGTATAGAGCCAACTCCTGAACCAGATTTACCACCAGAACTAGAACAAAGGGTTCTGAAGAATGTAACACAGAAGTATATGTATGAAGTTTCTAGTAGGATGGCTGCACAGGGAATACCTGTGGATCCTTCTGCTATAATGATGGAACTTCAAGGACAGATTCCTGAGCTTAAGGACAAACTAAGAGAAGCATATTATCGTGAAGCTAAGGAACGTGCAAAGATAACTGAGAAACATCTTGATGATCAGTTGACTGAAGGTGGATGGTACGAAGCACTAGAGGACTGCCTTGAGGATCTGATTGAACTGAAGGCATGTATCTTAAAGGGTCCGATACTCAGACATGATAAGGTCAGGGAAAAGAAATACGATCCTATGACAAAGAGTGCAAGACTCAGTGTAAAAGGTACAATAAGACCAATCTTTGAAAGACGTTCACCATTTGATATTTATCCTGCTCCAGATTCCACTGGTGTTGATGATGGATATTTATTTGATAAAATAAAGATTAGTAAAAAAGGTCTGTACGATCTAATTGGTCTTCCAGGATTTAATGAAGCAGAAATACGAAAAGTTCTTGATGAATTTGATACAGGTCAGTTAAGAGAATGGACAGGTATTGAATCAGAACGTGCATCTGCTGAAGGCAAGGATACAGAAAGCATTTATCAGACAGACAAGATTGACTGTCTTGAATTCTGGGATTTCATCCCTGGGAATCTATTACTTGAATGGGGAATGACCGATATAGATGTTCCAGATAAGGATGACTCTTATCCAGTGTGTGTTTGGATGATCGGAAACCATGTTATAAAGGCAATGCTTAATTATGATCCGTTTGGGCTTAAACCATTTTCAGTTGCAGCTTATGAGACAATTGTTGATGCTTTCTGGGGAAAAGGTGTACCGGAACTTATCACTGATATTCAGTCAGTGTGTAATGCTGTTGCACGAGCAATAGTCAATAACGTTGGTCTGGCTAGTGGTCCACAAATAGAGATTAATAAAAATAGATTTCCTGCTGGTTATCCACTTGCATTGTGGCCTTGGAAGATATGGGAATCAACTGACAATGGTTTATCTACAACTCCAGCAATAAAGGTTAATCATATACCACTTAATGCTGACAAGTTAATAATGGTTTATAATCATTTCTCTAAACTTGCAGACGAAGAATCTGGTATACCTGCATATAGTCATGGTGATCCTCAAGTTGGTGGTGGAGGTAATACCGCTTCTGGGTTGTCCATGTTAATGACACAGGCAGCTAGAGGGATAAAGAGTGTTATACGTACAATAGAGATCGGAAGAGCACACGTCTGAACTCCAGTCAC